ATTATGGGTTTAAATTATGTTGAGTGGTTCGCTGTGCTTAACTGAATAAGAACGTGGGTGAGTAACATGCTCAATGAGGAGGTCGGCTTGTCCGGCCTTTTTGATGCTCGTTAGGAAAATCGTTGTTAGAAGTTAACCCGTAACATAATTTGCACAATGCGCACTTTTTTTAGATTTCATTTAGAGGTTATTATACTTATTCCATCAATTTCATTTGGTAAGTATTAATGTATAAAAATCAATTTATTGAAGCATTTAAAATCACAAAATCTTTAGGTTTGGAAACAGGAACCATTACCTTAGATTCTCCACTTTTAGATCAAGATACTCGTTCTAGTATCTATTCGATTATCCAACAACAGCTAGGTCAATTTAGTCCTGAAGATGTTTCACAAAAATGTTTTTGGATTACCTTTCTTTTGAAAAATGAGCTCGAAAAGCGTTTAGGTATGACTTTCTATTATACGCTTGGGAGTGTTGTGCTCGAAGGTAACCCTGTTTTTTATACTGACCTCGATACACTCAAAAGCTATATGGTTAAGGAAAATACTAATTTCAATCCAGCGGTCAACCTACATGCCTGGTTGACCACTCCTAGTGGTGAAATAATTGACGCGGCTTTGTTCACAACTCTCAGTGTTGTTCGAAATCAACCTGAACTTATGGGTGGAGTTATTGCTTCCACTAATGAATCTCTTACTGATTTAAGCTATCACCCACAACTTATTGGTCATAACTACCTTAAAGAGTGTGGTTTTATGGTTGATTTCGAGCTTTGGGAGTTTTCTTAATTTTTGGGCTTTAGTCTCTCCGCACTTCGCTCCTGCGCTTTGCGCCGCTCTGCGAGCGCGGGGCGTTGGTGCGGAGGGCGTAAGCCACATACTTTAATAGTGGCTTATAGTCCGAATACCGAACTTTACCAACTGAACGTTACTGATTTTGAAAGTTCTCTTGAATACCTTGTCATATGAATTCCTTCTAATACTCGATCTAGTATTGCTCGATCTTCTTCATTTAACCCTTTAAGTATTCTATTCATGTTTTCTAGTCTGTGACCTTCTTCGTCCTCTTCACTGATTAGAATCGTTAGTGGTACTTCTAAGAACTCTGCTATTGCCAATGCTTTTGATAGCTTTGGTTCATTTTTACCATTTTCATAGTCCATATAAGTGCGGCTGGATACGCCAATAGCTTCGGCTATTTCATCTTGAGAAATGTTTTTAGCTGTTCTTAGTGATTTTATCTTCGCTTTGAACATGTAAATGACCTGTGAGGTGAGGTTTATTTCAAGTATACATTACGTTTTTTTCACCTCGCGCTTGATGTGAAGATATTTTCAATATAGAGTGAGGAAAGTTTCAGTTGACAGGGTTTTGGTTTGTACGATTTTTTAGGTTTCCGCATACATTTTAAAGATGCTTATACGACTTGTACCCAAGTGGGTGAGGAGTACCAGTTTTCTATTGATATGTCGGATTTATCTAAGCGTGGCTTACTTCTAGAGGGATCTATTGATGCTAATGAAGATGGTGTAGAAGAAATCTCAAATCGTCGTCATCCTTGGTCTTCTATTCCTAGTAGTTATACAGGCATTGCATTCAAGGTATTTCAAGCATCGGGCTTTCGTACGGAAGCGTGTGTTGAATTAAAAGCCTCTCCTGCAAAGGTAATGCAAGGCCATAACGTATTCGGCTCTGACTGCTTGTACTCATGTTCAACCTTTATCCTAAAAGCCCTTAAAGATGCCTTACCTCAATTTTCTAACATGCTGGATTTCTCACGTATCGAAGTTTTCCGTTTTGATACAACGTACTCTATCCAGTTAGATAGCCCTGACGTACTGCAATCGGCATTAGATTCACTGACTAAAGTATCTCATCGTTACTTAAGACCCTCTCGACAAGGTGAATTTGAATCGACTGTCTACTTTAACAACGCTAAAAACAACCCGAACACAGGGCGCACCACGTCATTATGTATCTATTCTAAGCTCGATGAAGTCCAACACCAGATTGATGATTTAAAAAAGAAGAAGAAAAGAGAGCGAACAGAGGTTTATGATCGTGTTATCAATCAATTAGAAAGCCCTGAATTACAAGACTTCGCACAATGTCGCCTACGCTTTGAAAGCCGCTTTAAAACTCGATGGTTTGAGAAAAATGACATTCCTCGTGACCTTTGGGAACTCATTAAATACGTCGAAGAATACGAAAAACAACACTCGCTAAGTTTCTGCCTTTTTGCTTGGCACGATGCAATGAAAGATCTACTTTCTGCTGTCCAAAACTCAACCATATCCGTGGTTCACGACAATAAAATCATGTCCTTGCTTCATAACGAATACGACACCATAGACGCAAAAGGAACGCTAAGAAAAAGCAAAGCCTTACGTTTATTCGGCTTGTACGATCGTTTAAAGCATTCAACGTATGAACAGGTAAAAAACACCATGGCAAAATCAACCTTTTACGATGGGGTTCGAGATTTAACCGCAATAGGGTTATCTAAGTCTCAACTACAGAACCTACACAACACAGAGCAACTTCCATTAGCTCAAGTGTTTACCTTTGATTTCGAAAACCAACGACCAGCAAGCTATCAAGAGCCTGACTTGGGTGATTTAGATACACCAGAGAAGCTTTTAGCGTGGTTGTCTGATGAAGAATACGTTGAAGCACCAGTAACAGAATTAGACACCATTAGAGACTCGTTAGAATCAAACAAACTTCCGTCTCTGTATGCCCGTTCACTTCAAGCAGGTAGGGAAGTTCGTTTAAATCAAGATACCGCTATGTCATTCGTCCTCTTTGCTGATGGAACCAGTGAATTAGTGTTCCATTCACCCAATGACAAACACGCTCGAACTCAATATAACCCAATCGAATAATAGGAAGATGAACCATGAGAACAACAATTAACTTTGCACAATACGGTAGTTTTGATGATGGTCGCCCATGGGCTAACTGTCAGACCTGTGAAGATTTTCGTACTGATTTACAGGTGGCTGGCGCACAAGTTGCGAAAATGAGTGTTGATACATCTAGCGATAATGCAGTCGCTAAAGCTTTGGTTAAAGCCATTGTTGAAGCTCAAAGCCCGATTGTGGTTGATGCTGATATCGGTATGTCGGTTAAGAAAGGGCAGCCTGTAGCGATTCTCAAATCGTTTCAACTGCTGTCAAAACCTCAATCACCTAAAAATTAACCATGTCTGACACCTTGGCCTATGAGTTTATAGAGTACCAGATAACTCTTTGTTATCTCGTTCTTTTTGCTCTGGGTTTTAACGCCAATCTCTAAGGTATGACATGGAACAGGTCGCAATTCAAAGTATTGGAGCTATCGATATTATTAGCGGTGGCTTCGTTGTTTGGCTAACAGGTTTAGCCTCTGGTATTACGCTGCGTCACTTTAGAAATATCATAACGACAGCGTCTAATTAAACAAATGGAGTTCTTCCTTATGAAAAAGACAATTATTACAGCAATGACGTTTGCTACGGGTGCAGTTACCTCTACGGCTCATGCAGCATTAGATCAAACGACTGTTGACAGTATTGTTTCAGGTATTAGTGCGGATGCTGGTATTGCTATCGCTGCGGGTTTCTCAATCTTAGCGATTGTTCTCGGTGCTCGTGTGGGTTTTGGCTTGGTGAAAGGGTTTATCTCGGCTGGCGCATCTTAATTTCTATCCCTGCAATATCTCTAATTTAGCTAAGGCGTGCATTTGTGCGCCTTTTTTGTGAGGTTTTATGCTCATTAAACGTCTATTTGTCTACATTCTCTGTTTTTGGATATCTTTTTTCCCCGTTTATCATGCTCACGCAGTTTTACCCGCGGTTGCTGTTGGTCTCGGCTCTACTGCTGTGCGCTTTGTAGCTACGGAGATTGTTCTTGATACGATATCAAAGGGATTTGCATCTAATGACCCACACTACAAGTCAGACGGTAAATTATCTAATTCTAAATATAACTCATGGCTAAAAGGCAAGGGGAAATATGTGGCGTTTGTTGCTGCGGGTATAGCTGCATTAGGATGGATGGTGAGTGGGGATGAAATTGTATCCTCTTCTGGTAATACATCTCCTGATGATGGAGGGTACCTTCAAGGTTATGTTTATGGCGTTTGCTCTTCTTGTCCTCAATCTTATTATCAATCTGTCAATGCATTGGCTTCGGATTTTCAAATATACGGTCTCATTGACATGCCCAATAAATACCATAAGGTTTATCAAGATTCTGATCGTTGGAAGGTAGACTATTTTGGTGAACATAATGGCATTCCCGACAAAAAACTCACAACTAAGTATTACAGTCGTTATTCTTGTGAAACTTTGATGGGTCAATCGGCTTGTACTCAAGATGCACCAGAGAAACAAGAGAAGCCTGTTAATAATACAGAACTAGAGGAAGATTTTTATCCTTGGATTTCTTCACAGCAGGATGGTGAACAGCGAAAAGCCTTTTTAAATGATGATGGTTCTATCCCTTCTGATTTGCAACCTGACATCGAAGTGCCTTCCCCTCCAACCATGCCAGACGGCTCACCGCTTCCACCTGTCGGTGATCCTCTTTGGGAATATGCTGATTGGATTTTAAGAGGGGTCGCACAGCAAGAGAATCCAGAAAATGATTATTATGTTCCTCCTCAACATTGGGACGATGCTAATTATCTTGCGCATAATGTTGCAGGCGGTAATCAGGCGATAACCTCAGCTAACGCGAGTGGGGAGCCGATTGTCAATCCAGAT